GTGGCTACCGTAACCGTACGTTTGAAAAAATCAACGTAACATGGGGTTTTGGGTTAGATACAACTACTAAATCCTACTGGTTCCCTGTGGGCACAAGCGACAGTAGTGTGGTAAACGGCGGAAACGTAATGGTAGGTTGGGGTTGGCAGCAAGCACGTCCTACTAAAGTAATAGGTAGCATTAGCAGTCCTACATTTACAAGCAATGTCTCTGCTGAGATTGCAATTGGTAATAGTAATACATTAAGTGTGGGGACACTGGGCAGTTCAGGAACCCCGGGAACATTGACTACTTTTGCAGCAAACATAAACGGGCAGTTTGCAACTGCGGGCTTGAATGCCAATGCTGACATATATACAAGTGGTTTGAGTTCTTATCTACGTATTACAAACTATGATGGCACGGACATTTACGTGCATGATACTTCAAATACCCAACCACTTTGGAGCAACGTGGGTATCAGCACCAAGCAAACATTTTTTGGTAGTGTTACCGGTGGAATAACCAATCCCGCTTTCGCTGGTAATGATCAATTTACTATTGATATTGGAGGCGGGGCCAAAACTGTTGTTGTACCTGCAAGTCCTAACAATACTTTGGCAAACGTAGTTGCAGAAATCAACACTGCTGTTGGTGCTACTGTGGCTTCCGGCACAGGCAATGTTCTAACTATTAGCCGAGCAGGAACATATATCACACTACAAGAAGTTTTTGGTAATCCACTTTCCTCCGACGCTGGTATTGATGTGGGTTATACTTATGGTGCCCAGGCATTTTACAATGACTACTATCCTGCACTAGCTGTGCCCAGTACAAATCCAGTGCTAGCAGCAAACAGTGTGTGGATCAATACAACAAGTCAAAACCGCGGTGTGAATATAACAGTTCGACGTTATATAAATGGAACTTGGGTCAAGCAAAACACCAATCCCAACACTGGAACTATACCTTGGTATAACAGCACAGCAGTTGCAGACGCAGCGTTTGGTGCAGGTAAAGCAACGGGAACTATTTTTGCTTATTACAATAGCGACAACAGCACACCTACTCAAATCAACATGCAGTTGTTGCGTTGGGACGGCACAGCTTGGGTGCCTTTGAGTTATACACCCAGCGCAACTGCACCTCAAGGAGAACCTGCACAAGGCACACTTTGGTTTAATACTGATCTCCAAGTTGATATCATGGTAAATGCTGGAAATCAGTGGAAAGGTTACCGTAATGTGTATCCTGGAACTGATCCCAATGGTGTATTGATAAGCAGCCTTGCACCTGTGGAACAAAGCACAGGCAGTGCATTAGTAGACTATGACATTTGGTTGGATACCAGCCAAGCTGATGGCCCTGTGTTGAAAAGATACGTTGCTAGCGGCGGTCAATGGGTTCAAATAGACAACACTGACCAAACATCACCAGCTGGTATTGTGTTCCTTGATGCTCGTAGCAACAACGGAGCCACTCCTCCCAGCACACGTGAAAGCAATATGTTGGTTAGCGATTATGTTGATAGTGATGCACCTGATCCCATACTATATCCCACTGGCATGTTGTTGTTTAACACACGTTACAGCACCAACAATGTTAAAGAATGGGAACCTGACTGGTTTAGCGCAGGCGTTGGCACATGGGTTACAGCAAGTGGCAACCAAAATGACGGAAGTCCCTATTGGGGTACACAAGCACAACGCCAGATGGTAGTTAGAGCTTTGCAAGCTGCATTGGTAAGCAATGAAGATGCACGCTCTGAAGAAACATACTTTAACTTGCTTGCTGCTCCTGGGTATCCCGAGTGCATTGAAGAAATGGTTGCTTTGAACGTTGATAAAAAGGAAATTGCTTTTGTAGTTGGTGATACACCCAGTAGTTTACAAGCTAGCCCTGCAACTGCTATAGTTAACTGGGCTACAAATGCAAACAATGTTGCAGAAACTGGACCAGATGGTCTAACAAGCAACAGTGCTTATGCTGCTGTTTGGTATCCCTGGGCTCTTAGTACCAATCTTGATGGCAGCTCAGTGTTTGTGCCACCCAGCATGATGGCACTACGCACTATAGCATTTAACGATCAAGTAGCTTATCCCTGGTTTGCTCCTGCTGGATTTAACCGTGGATTGGTAACTGGTGTAAGCAGCGTGGGTTATTTGACAAGCGAGGGCGAATATCAACCCGTGAAGTTGAACCAAGGCCAACGTGATGTTTTGTATCAAAACCGCATTAATCCCATTGCATTCATTCCCAACAGAGGCTTGGTGATATATGGACAAAAAACACTAAGTCCAGTTCAAAGCGCTCTTGATAGAATCAATGTTGCACGTTTGATTTGTTACCTGCGTTATCAACTTGATAACATTGCCAAAGTGTATTTGTTTGAACCCAATGACAAGCAAACACGCGATGCTGTGTTGGTTACTTTCAATAACTTCTTTGGTAACTTGGTTGGATTGCGTGCAGTTTATGACTATGCAGTAGTGTGCGACGAGAGCAATAACACTGCTGCAAGAATTGATGGAAATCAACTTTGGATTGACATAGCAATAAAACCCACTAAAGCTATTGAGTTCATATACATACCAATACGTATTTTGAATACTGGCGATCCATTACCTAATGGAGCAAGAGCTTAAATAAAAAAGCCGGGCTAAATGCCCGGCTTTTTTGTCCACAACCATTTGCTATGACCGCAATCCCAAATCACTCCATACCCCAACTCTTCCATGATTTGTCGTTCAGTTTTTGTTGCATCATACCCCAGTTTAACTAACTGATCTTTTCTAAAACTATATCTGTGATACCTTTTATCACCTCGCACATACCAATAGTTGGGATTAGTGTTAGTGACAAACTGAAATCCCAAAGTCTCATATAGTTGTCCAGTGTTCCATCTCAAATCACTGTAACTATAGACAGCTTGAGGTTGATACTTGTTTATGAAATAGGAAAAAAGCTTGCTAGCGCCTCCAGGAACAGGATAGCTAGAGGAAAACCTAGTGAGTTCATATGTGTTAAAGACATGCTTTTGTCCTTTGCTGATGCTTAACTTGCCAAAATCCATTACGGCAACTAGATCATCATTGTGCTGCAATCCCAAACAAATGTTCCCGGTTCCTGGACCTTGTATATGATGTTGCAAGGCAAAGGCTCGTGCTTGTTTGGTAGATATTTCTATTACTTTTGTTTTACGGGCATGAATTTTTATCCGCTGCTTTTGCAGTATGTGCAATAACCGTGATTTAACTAAATCACCATTATGCAGCCATTCATCCTGAAACACCTGTATCAACCTTATATTTTTATCTTGGCAAAGTTGCCATTTGTTTTTATGATAATTTTTGTCAGCTATTTGTGACTCACTATGCCAATATAAACCACAATACTCTATGGCTATATTTGTTTGTGGAATCCAAATATCTAGTTCTTTGGGAGCAATAATGTGTCGAGTATTCCTCTCTATTTGAAACCCCTGCTGTTCGATAAACTCAGCAACATCACGTTCTTCCAAGCTTCCTGACTTGATTCCGCTGCATGATATGCAAGGAGTATTTGCTTCTCTAATCCTCCATTTAAATGTTTCGCTAGGTAAAGTTTGATTTAAATGACAAGAGCAGCATATAAACGATATTCTTTTATTAGCAAAAGGCAAATCAGTTGTAACATCATCTAATATTTGATTTATAACAACGGTTTTGCATAAAGATTGCCAGTTTATTAAAAGGTCTTCTTGGCGTTGCTGTTGGATATAAGGGATCTGACTGGGATTTATAACGTTGTGATTGGCTAACAGAGTTTCTCGACTACGCCGACGCACCTCAGGTATTTGTTGCACATTTGCTACTCCATATTTTTCCTGCAAAATTTCTGGTAAAATTTGATTTAATGTTTGCATTCGTTTGCTAGCAGCTTGCCTAGCGCAAGGGCTAGCGCCACCTTGGTATTTTGAATGCATTGTTTCCAGTCGTTGTTTTTTAACAGCAGCATTTTGCAGTGGATTATCACATCCATATTTTTCTTGATTTGTCTTACGTATTTTTGTTTTGATTTCTTGGTCTTTTCCAAGATGCTTTAACAGTTGATTAGCGCATTGATGACTGCATGTATTGCTGTAGTGATTTGCGTGCCATGAAACTGTTTTGCTGCAAGAAGGATTAGAACAGATTGGTGGTTTATCTAAATCATTAAAATATAAGTAAATCTGTTCTTTCAAGTTGACTATGCTGGGATATATTGCTGATAGCTGCTGTTTCCACGTGGGATTTTTTTTGACTGTAGCAAGCCATTTTTTACTGGAACTCAAGTTCAAAAAAGTTTTTAGATCCATAGCACTCTCGCATACAACAGTTTATTTTAAATATTTATACTGCAACATTCAACCCAATCTGTCAAAAAAATATTTTCGCTAAATAATCTTACATTATCGGAGGAATCACAATGGTATTCACCCCCACATTGAGCAGATTTGGTGTACCCCTAGTGCCTGGCACTAATGGTATTGGCATGCTCATGCCCAAGCTAAAGTATCGTTTCCGTGTTACAATGGATCGTTTTGCTGGTTTGGGACCAACTTTAGACCTAACTCGTCAAGTTAAAAGCGCAGGGCGACCACAAGTGCAGTTTGGTGAAACAGCTATTCACAGCTACAACAACATTATGTATGTGCCTCAAAAACCCACTTGGCAAAACGTGGAAATAACCATACAAGATGATATTACCAGTGCTGTTAGCCGTTTGGTCAGCGCCCAACTACAAAGACAACATAACTTTTTTGCACAAACGAGTGCTACAACTGCCAGTCAGTTCAAGTTTAGAACCAAGATTGAAACACTTGATGGTGGTAACGTTGGTGTGTTGGAAGCTTGGTATCTTGAAGGTTGTTACTTGCAAAACGTCACTTATGATACTTTTGATTACAGCAGCAGTGAACCCATGCAAATAACACTGAGCCTGCGTTATGACAATGCCACACAAGACACTGTTCTAACCTCCGCAGTAACTGAAGCCCTTGCTGGTGCATAATTAAATCAGGAAGTTTTAACAAAAAGGGCTTGGTTTCAAGCCCTTTTTTTGTCACTAAATATTACAGCCATGCCAATAAATCAAGACACTCAGTTAGCTTTTATACCATATGCAAATAACTTTTTTGCTCGTGCAACCAACGACAAAATGTATGCGTTGCCGCGCTACAAGTTCATGTATTATGTACGGTTCAATCTCAATCCCAATGTTGGCAGCCAAACTCTACAGCAAGTAGATAACATGTTTGCAAGCCCTTTAAAACTCAATGGGTTTGAAGATCAACGTGCTGTGAGTTTTTTGGTTAAAAAAGTTGATAGACCCAAAGTTGAGTTAGCAACTCAAGAAAACAATCAATATAATCTACGCCGACAAAATTATACCAAAGTTACATATCGCGATATTTCCATGACGTTACACGATACAAGTGACAATCGCGCTTTGAATCTCTGGATCAACTATTTTAGATTTTACTTTGGTGATAGCCAAAGTCTTTATCCGCGAAGCCGAGATAACCAAGATGGATTGGCTCCTGCTAGCAGTCAACTACCACAAAGTTTTGAAAATATTCAGTATGGGTATGGTTTAAGTGCGCAAGTAGGCGCAAGAAACTTTTTTGATAGTATTGAAATCTGGAGCCTGTTTGGCGGAAGTGATGGCAAAGGGGCGCAAGGCACAGTTGTAACCAAGCTCATGCGTCCGCGTATTAGCAGCATAGATTGGGGAAGTTTTGACAGCAGTGACAGTGGTTTGGCAGAAGTAACAATGAGTTTCAAGTATGAATCACTTGTTTATGAAAATCCCACAGGCGCAGAAGCACGAGAAGTTTATCGCGAAGCAGGTTTTGACTTTAAAACAGTGGAACCGTCAGCTAGTCCAGAGACTGCCACTGTCAATGGGGCACCACAACCAGTTGATTTTGACATGCGTGTTGGTCTAGCCCAAGGTCCACCAAATCCTCGTGCAAACCAACCAAAAAGTGATTTGATATACAGTCCTAGTCCCATTGCTCAAAGTGTCTATGTTCCCTTGTTAGGAGCTGTTGGCGGTGCAGTTAATATCAGTCCTGTTATAAGTCCTTTTGGTATTTTGGTTTTTGGATTATAAAATGGCATATAATGATACCATAGCAAAAAACATACGCAAGCAAATTGCTCTAAACACTCCTCCTATTAATATTGCCAGCAATAACATACAAACAGCTGGGCCGGGTGGTGCATATGCTTGGGTGGATAGTAAAACACGTGAACGTGTTAAAGACAGCGGCAATGCAGGCAACTGGCTGACTACAAATGTTCCGTTTGTTACCACAGCTCAAATCACCAGTCAAATATACAATAGAGTCAAAGGGGTATTCCAAAAAATAGGAGTTCCTGATGGCGTAAGTGAGCCGTTAATTTCCAGTGCTAGCTATTACGTTGCACAAAATACCACAGTTGATCCCAATAAACTTTACAATGAAGAAACTGGGCAGTTAGATCCTAGATTTACAGCAGTGTATAACAGTTTGCGTGACAGCAGCAGCCAAATAGGAGTTGTGCGAGCAAACACACAACCCAACTGGCAAAACAATCCTTTATTACGTGGTAATATTCAGGGCTACACATCATGAAATGGAGCCAAGGAACTTTTGTTCCTACACATCCTGAAAAGCTTATTGGCAAACAAAATGTTCACTTCCGCAGCAGCTGGGAACACACAGTTATGAACTTCCTAGACAACCATCCCAGTGTGATACAATGGGCCAGTGAAAGCATAGCTATTAACTATATAAATCCACTTACTGGCAAACGCAGCCAATATATACCAGATTTTTTGATCATTTATCAGGATGGCCATGGTAAAAAACGCCATGAAGTTGTGGAAGTTAAACCACGTAGCCAAGTATTTGCTGAGCATGCTCGCAGTCGACAAGACAAAGCAGCACAAATTGTCAACATGGCCAAATGGGCTGCTGCCATGGCATTTTGCAAACAAAATGGTATGACATTTAGAATTTTAACTGAAGATCAAATTTATATCTCCAAAGGCAAAAAGCGCAAATAACATGACCAAGCAACTTGCTGAAACATTTGGTTTGCCTGATTACCAACAACCCACTCAGGAGGACATCGAGGGTGCCTTGGAAAAAGCACAGGATCTGGAAAAAACCTTTAGTAAAATCAATGGGTTCGATGAGCATGACCAAGAAATGGATAGTCTAGGCGACATGGCTATATCAGCACATCAACAACTCTTGGATCTTGGTATGAACGTGGAAACTCGACTGGCTGGAGAAATATTTTCCAGCAGTGCAGCAATGTTGAAAATTGCAGTTGATGCCAAAAACAGCAAAGTGGAAAAGAAGCTCAAGCTAATAAAACTGCAACTTGACAAAATGCGCCTAGATGCCAATAGGAAAGATCCTGCTCAAGATCCCATAAAAGGTGGTGATTTAGTTATGGATCGCAATGAAATCATTGCCAGTATTAAAAAAGCACAAGATAAATCGTAATCGTTTATAAATAACAGGCTATAGGAGCTAGTTATGAAGTCACTGAAAGATTATTTGCAAGAAAGTCATCAACTTCATGAATATGTTGTGAGGTTTGCACAAAAACCCAGCGATGTGGACATGGATACCATGGAAGAAGTTTTGAAAAAGTTTGATTTGCGCGATATTACCACGCCGCAACGTATTCAAAACAGTGATTTGGACTTTTTTGATATTCCCTATCGTGAGATTTACGAAGTGCGTTTGGCCACGGCTGTGCGATTGAGTCCATATGTATTACTGCAAGACTTGCGCAGCGCATTGAACATGAATGAAAAACATCTACGTGTGCGTGGCGCTCAGGAACCGCAGCAGCTTTACGCCGAACATCAAGAATGGTTAAGCGATGTAACTCAACAAGCTCAAGCAGATGGTCTACACCACCAGGCTTACTTGAGCACTGATAGAGAGTACATGCAACAAGAGCAACCACTTAATCCTGCAGCATTTGGTGACGACTACAACAAAAGTTTGTTAGCTTATTTGAACAATGTCAGTCAAAATCGTGATCCTGGCCATGTAGACACTGGCAGCCAGCTATTTGGATGGTTGGATATGAAAAAAGCTCAAGGTGATACTGTGCAAGCTGATGATTTCAACAGTCACTTTGATACTCCCAAGCCACAGCAAAAACCCAGTGACAAAATGCCCTTGGCTCCTTGGCTGAGTCAAAATGATGCATTTACCACAGCAACTCAACCCACCATAAGTGCATGGCAAGACAAGAAGTCAGCACCTAAAATAAAATTACAACCTCGAAAAGGTGCAAACTAACATGACAACCACATATACATTGACTGTCAACAGTCAAGATGGATCAACAACCAGCAGCAGCAACATCAGCACAGATGATCCTGCCATGCTGCAACGTTTGCTGGCGTTGGCAGGTGTGGAAAAGCCCGTGGGTTATGTAAGTGCTCCTGACAGCCAACCCATTGCCAGTCACATGCATGACGATCATCAAGAAGTTTGTGATACTTGTGGACATCAAGATTGCCAATGCGATCATGAAGACATGGCAGAGACTGCTGATTATGATCACAGCCACCAGGAAGTTGATGATCAAGGTGAACCTCTTGATGTGGAAACATATACTTGGAACGGCCCCAAAGAGCCTCAACGTATTGCGCATGTTGGTAACAACCCTCTCGCTGAGCAACTGCACAATCAACTACAAGCCAACTGGCAAAAGTTCCTAGCGGAAGAGTTCAACAATGAAGATGGACAAGCTAGCCCGTTAACTGATCCCACAAAGGCTGAGTTTGACAAGGATCCATTTGCTGGGGATAAACCTCAAGACGATGGCAGCATGAGTCCCATGTCAACTATTCGCCGACAGAAAGTAACAAAAGGATAAGCATCATGGATTTTAACCGCAAAGCGTAATGTAGTTTTGCAGTTGACATATTGGATGCCCGACTATCCCAGCCTGTTACAAGAGTTTGTTTGGAGCTATACAGACATAGTGCCAGAGTTGCGACGAACTCATGGTTTTTTGAACTATTGGCGGAAAAATATTTCAGCCACTATTAATAAAGTTGTGATAAGTGTAGATGACAGGGAATGGCGAGATTATAGTAATGTAATTGGTCTCTACAAGCTAAATTAAACTATGGCACAAATAGCACAGAGCTTTATAAAAGTCAAAACTCCTTATCAAAAAACTCAATATACTCGCGAGCAGTTTCAAGAACTTTTAAAGTGTGCAAGTGATCCACTTTATTTTATTGAAAACTACATTTACGTGCAACATCCCACAAAAGGTCGACAGCCCTTTAAACTATGGGAGTTCCAAAAAAAACTAGTTACTACATATTGGAAATATACCAATAGCATATGTATGATTCCTCGCCAAAGTGGCAAAACAGCCAGCAGTGCTGCTTATTTGCTGTGGTATGCATGTTTTAACAACGACGTGACTATCTTGATTGCTGCACACAAGTTCAAGGCAGCAAGTGAAATCATGATGCGTGTGAAATATGCTTACGAGGAGTTGCCGGACTTTTTGCGTCCGGGTGTAACAAAATACAATCAACAAGACATTGCTTTTGATAACGGCAGTCGTATTGTGGCAACTACCACCACTGCTGATAGTGGACGAGGCATGAGTATCAGCTTGTTGTATCTCGATGAGTTTGCCTTCGTGAAAACCAATATTGCCACGGAGTTTTGGGCCAGTATAAGTCCCACATTAAGCACTGGTGGCCGGTGTATTATTACCACCACTCCCAAAAGTGACGAAGACATGTTTGCTGAGTTGTGGTTTGGTGCCAACAAGTTGACTGATGAATACGGCAATGAAAATGCTGAAGGCATGGGAATAAACGGGTTTCGTGCATTTACAGCACATTACAGTGAAGTTCCTGGACGCGACGAAACCTGGGCACAGCGAGAACGCAACAAAATTGGACAAGAAAGATTTCTCCGAGAGTTTGAGTGCCAGTTTGCAGGTGAAAGTGAAACACTTATAAGTGGTATAACTTTGCAACGACTTACCGGACAGGAGCCAATTTTCAAAACACAACAAATCCGATGGTATAAAAATATCGAGGCTAATAAAACTTACCTTGTTGGTTTAGATCCCAGTGCTGGTATTGGCAAAGACTACGCTGCAATCAGTGTATGGAGTTTGCCGGACATGGAACAAGTAGCCGAATGGTGTCATAATCTAACACCTATTCCCGGGCAAGTACAGACTCTCATGAAAATACTGGAGTTCATTTACAACGAATGCAAGCAAAAAGGACATAGAGGCGATCCTGATATATTTTGGACTTTGGAAAACAATACCTGGGGCGAAGCTGCACTTGTTAGTATTAATGAAATAGGTGAAGAAAGATTTGCCGGACAGTTTGTGCATGAACCAAGAAGAAACGTAACCTCAGGCCGTAGCAGGAAAGGTCTCAATACCAATATGAGAACAAAAGCCATGGCATGCAGCAAGCTTAAAACACTTATTGAAAGCAACCGTTTAATTCCGCATAGCAAGATGTTGATACGACAACTGAAGTTCTTTATCAGCAAGGGTGATAGTTTTTCCGCCAAATCAGGAGAACACGACGACTGTGTGATGAGCATGATGTTGTCAGTTCGTATGATGCAAATATTGCAAAACTGGGACGAAAAAATTGGTGATTTGCTACGGGACGATTTTGACGATCAAGAACTCATGGAACCTCTTCCCATGACCATGGCCTTTAGATAAATATCGCCAGGAGACTAATAATGACACCTAACTGGGACATCATCACACAAAAAATACATGGCATATTAAAAGCTCGTGGCATGCAAGTCAAAAAAATGTTTGATGAAGACATAAAAGAAACATTCAAGATTGAAGATGCTCGACAGTTTTATGCCACAGTAGCAGATCCTCATGATCCCAATATCAAATCATATGACATTTTGATTAGTTTACATGACGAGGACAGCCACAGTCATGTGGATTTACAAACTCCTCGCATGAGAAACACCCAAGATTTCAACGATTTGTTCAGTTTACATATGTGGTTGCGTAAAAACATAAACGACAAAGAAGGCGTAAGTGTCAACTGGTTTCAGTTTGATAAAGACATTGAAGCCAAAAAGCCACCAGTTGAAGAAAGTCGTGACATCAGCCGTCCTTGGGGCACAACCCGCAGTTCCTTTCAACGTGTGGGCAACTGTCGCATGATAGTTAGACACAGTGATATTGTAAATGAAGATACCCCGGGAAGTCGTTGGCGCAAAATACACAAGATATTTGTGGAAACTGATCAAGGCGAACGTCTTGGTTGGCCTACTCGTCATGTAAAAGGTGCAAGAGCCTGGGCAAGACATTTGAGCCAAGGCGGGCAAGCTCATGATGAAGTCAGCAGCTACCTTAAAACACTAAGTGAGCATTATGGTGTTTTAAAAAGCGCGGCTAGAAAACTACGCCAACCTGCCCAACTACAAAATGAACTTTTGCCAACTCTAGCTGAAATTCATCAACACATGCATGACATTAACAATGAACTGCAATCTTGGAGTGGTCCCCGTGGATATCATAGCAGTCATTCCAATATGCGGGAGTTCCGTAAAACAGCTCTTGCACCTTGGTTACGGCCAGTTGTCGAGCAGCATTGTCCCGATCATCAAGAAGTATTAGAGCAATGGTTGGGTATGGAAAAATCCATACCCAAACCTGAACTTGAAGAGTTTCAAGATTGGTTAAGTGATACTGAAGTGGTTATTCAGGAAGATCAGATTGGTCAAGCAGAAAGTCAAGCACAAGAGGCTTGGCAAGATTATCAACTGGACCTAGGCTCCAATGAGCAAGCTGTTTCAGCTACTTTGAAGTTTTTGGTGTCCAGCAACGACTGGTGGCGTGAGCAATGGGAAATCAACCCCAGTGAAACTCAAGATCACTTGAAAAAACTAGTGGGGATGAACACCAATCCTGATGTCAGCCGTGTCAAGAAGCTAGCTGGGTTGTGAAAAATTAATAAGGTCAAAAGCATTGACTTTCATGTGTCAGCATAAGTAATGTTGTTCAAGACAAAGAAACAAATTTTGTCTTGATCTAAACACATTATAGGCACAGAAAGGCACACAAATGGCACTTAGTTTAAAAGAAATTCAAGCACGTCTACTTGAAGAACAATCAAAAAAGGATCGAGTTCGCACAGGTCAATTTCAAGGTGACAATGCGATTTATCCCTTTTGGAACAACCCCGAGGGGTCCACAGCAACAATTCGTTATCTTCCCGATGGTGATGTCAACAACGACTACTTTTGGGTTGAGCGACTGATTATCAAGCTGCCGTTCCGTGGAGTTAAAGGGCAAGCTGATAGCAAGCCTTGTGATGTTCAAGTTCCCAGCGTGGATATGTGGAAGCCCGGTAGCTGCCCTATTAACGCAGAGATCCGTCCTTGGTGGAAAGACGAAAGTCTTGTTGACATGGCTCGCAAATATTATCGCAAAAAGAGCTATCTGTTTCAAGGTTTTGTCCCCAACAACCCCAACAAGGAAGATTCCACACCAGAAAATCCCATTCGTAGGTTGGTAATTAATCCCAGCATTTTTGACATGATCAAGGGGATTTTGCTGCGTCCAGATCTTGAATACTCACCAACTGACTACGAGCATGGTAGAGATTTTTATCTCACAAAGACCACAAAAGGTAGTTTTGCAAACTATGCAAGCAGCTCATGGGCTATGAAAGAACGTCCACTTGGTGATGTAGAACGCCTGGCTATTGAACAGCATGGATTGTATAATCTTTCCAGCTTCTTGCCCAAGCGTCCTGATGAAGACGGACTGCGAGTGATTATGGAAATGTTCCAAGCCAGTGTTGAAGAACAACCATATGATCCCGAGCGCTGGGGTAACTATTTCAAACCAACTGGCATGCGTGTTACTGACAATGATCAGGACGGCGCTTCTACTACAAAACCAGTTCAAGTTCGCAATGTTCCTCAGCCAACGCCAGCAGCAAGCAAACCACAGCAGGAAACTGCAACCCCACCCTGGGAAGAAACTGTGGAAAGCACACCACGCCCAGCTGGCAAGTCTACTAGCCCCGAGGACATCTTGGCTGCTATTAGAGCTCGCCAACAAAACAAATAAGCAATAGCGGAAACTGAGCAAGACTGATAGTTAATATCAGTCTTGCTCTACCTATCAAGGATGATATGACATGAAACCAATGGATCTATCTAAACTTCGCCGAGATATTACAAAAAATATTGATGGTATTAGTTTGGGATTTCGTGATCCCAAAGTGTGGATCTCCACAGGAAACTATGCATTAAACTATGCAATTAGCGGTAGATTCCGTGAAGGTGGAATTCCGCTGGGTAAAGTTACCATGCTAGGTGGCCAAAGTGGTTCAGGAAAAAGCTTTTTGGCATCAGGCAACATCACATCCAACGCACAGAAAAAAGACGTGTTTGTGGTGTTGATTGATACTGAAAACGCACTTGATGAATCCTGGCTTAAAGCATTGGACGTTGACACTAGTGAACATTCACTTTTAAAGGTAAACGTTGCCATGATTGATGACGTTGCCAGGTTGATAAGTGATTTTATGAAAGACTACAAGACACAATACGGCGCAGTTACTGAAGAAGAACGGCCTCGCGTGTTGTTTGTGATTGACAGCTTGGGCATGATGCTTACACCAACAGATGTTAATCAGTTTGAAGCTGGTGATCTCAAGGGCGACATGGGTCGCAAGCCCAAGGCACTGGCAGCACTGGTGCGCAACTGTGTGAACATGTTTGGCGAGTATGACATTGGCATGGTTTGCACCAACCACAGTTATGCCAGCCAAGACATGTTTAACCCTGACGATGTGATCTCGGGTGGTCAAGGGCCTATATATGCCAGCAGCATTGTGCTAGCCATGCGCAAGCTCAAGCTCAAGGAAGATGAGGACGGCAACAAAACTACCGATGTAAAAGGCATTCGCGCACAATGCAAAATAATGAAAACGCGATACAACAAGCCATTCGAGCAAGTGGAAATAAAAATCCCTTATGATCGTGGCATGGATCCCTACAGCGGTCTATGTGACCTATTTGTGCAAAAAGGACTTCTTGTGAAAGAAGGCAACAAATGGAACTACACATGCGTTGACGGAACTCAAATCAAGAAGTTTGAAAAAGCATGGAATCGTAACGAAGACGATTGTTTGGATCGAGTTATGGATGAATTTTATCGCAAAATAGATCCAGCTAAATCTCTAGCACTCCCGGAAGTTGAGCAAGAATAAACTGTTTGGCTATGTCAACAGCCAGGCACTGTTGACATAGCAATAACTAACACAATATATTGCAAGCTAAGAGGAGCAAAATAAACATGCAAGCTAGTGTAGTTTTAGAAATTTGGGACCTGCTTCAAGAGTTTGTTCCAGCCAATAAAAAAGCCCAAGCTGTGGAAGATCTTGTCACTGCATTTGTTGATGCCGGGGCAGATGAAGCTTGGTTTGAAGATATTCTCGGTGAAGATCAAGCTCTAGATGAGGCTATTGCCGGAGTTCTTGAATTAGATCAAGAAGAGTCAGAAGAAGAGTGGGAAGAGTAAAAGTCTGTGTACTACACCCAAGTAGTTGCAGATTTAGCCTCAGTGGCTCTGGCTGTGGAGTATTACAGCCAAGA